TGTGGTTAACGCTATATCACCTGTTTTTCCACTAGCTGCAGCAGTATTTAAAATACCGCCAAACTCAGTAAAATCTTCCGAGTCTGCATAGTCAGAATTTAAGTCCCAACATACAGTATTGGTATCGGCAACCCATAATAGTCTTGCACTCATACCAAAAGTAGAATAAACAATTTTTGCAAGCTTTACGCCTGTACAAGCCTGTCCATTACTACTTGAGCTTAAAGCACTTACATCTACTTTTGTTACCGCAGATTCTCCTGTGCCATCAGAAGTATTTGTAAGTTGAATTACAGCCAGTCTTTCACCATCTACTATTGTTGTTGATGTTACTGCGTCTGCCATAATTTACTCCTTATGCGTCAGCAAATGGTGTTACTATTGTTCCTGAACCGATTAACAATGAATCATGAACAAGATAAGTAGCTGCATCAATAGCTGTTACTTGAACAACACTACCGACTATACCACCTTTTGTGGAACCATTTAGTGTCATAACATCGTTAGAAGCACCCGGTACAAAAGCTTTTTTTGAACCATCGTCTACAGCAACAATTACCGCACCTTTAAATTTGTCAGTACCATCAGTTAAGATGTCTAAGTCTGTTGCTGCTGTTTCTATATAAAAATAAAAAGAAGCACCAATGTTATTAGCTTGATTAGGGTCTGTTGGGTCGCTTGGTGTTGTTGTAACAATTGAAGGTAAGGTAAATTTACCGTCTGCATCGTTACATAATAAAATTTTGCCTGCATGTGTATCAACAGTTAGTGTTGTATCTGCTGTTAAGCTAACACTGCTGTTTACACCTGCTGTAATAAATCCCGCCAACGACTTGACTGGACCTGAGAATGTTGATTTTGCCATAATTTCCTCCTAAGGAAATAAGTCTTACCATCTTGGCTTGTCTGCTAGGTCAGTTGGTAAAACAAGTTAATTAATCCTAGTCTATTGATTGTATATTAGTTTTAGCAATAAAAAAAGGGAGCCGAAGCTCCCCTTATTGGTTTTAAGAACCTTAAGCTCCTTGAGAACCAAAAACTCCACGCCAGTTAGAGACACCAAATGAGTATCTTTCTCTAGCTCTATACCTAATGTTACCTGTTGAAAATTCAGGTTCCATAGAAGTTTCCATTCCTGTTCTATTGAACATTTTTAGACCTTCTCCATCTGCATTAACCGATGTCATAATGAAATAAGCATCAGGGTCATTTAGATAATGGTTTACGCTGAAACCATTTGGTATTGAAGATTGGTTTTTAATTGAGTTAATGTCATTATCTGATGTTGACACTCTACCCGGAGTATTTAAAAGTCTATCCGCAATAAATGTTAATTGTGGTGGGACGATTAATTTATCAGGTCTAACTGCAATAGTTAGGTTTCTGTCATCAACAAATGTTGATATATCAATTATATTATCTTCAAGTGAAGTTTCATTTAAGTCAGCCATTGTTGTAGCTCTGTTACGAGCTGTTCCACCACCCGCTAACGGATGTGCTGTGGATATTAATTGCTGTCCATCACCAATAGCAAAGTTAGCATCAAACGCATTGTTTAATACGTTTGCTCCTTTTACTTCCTTGGTGTGCTGCATTGAACGTGCCAATGCTTTTGTGTATCTTCTACCTAATTGGTCATACAGGTTGTCTTCAATAGCTTCTTCAGTTAATGAGAAAGCAAGAGCCACAGTTTCGTGTGTATATCTTGCTGTATATCCTTCTGAAGCATTATCAAAGCTAACGCCTGCACCCTCTTCCTTGACAGGAGCTGCACCAAATCCAACTACAAGCACTTCTTCTTCAAAAGCTCTATCTGAGTCTTCTATAGAATATAGTTCTTTGTATTCTTCATTGTTTTCGTCATATTCAAGTCCAAAAAGTGCATTTAGACCGGGTTCCAGTTCTTTCGCCAATTGTGCGCGTGAAATAGCCATCTAATTACTCCTTATGCTAAGCCTGCGCCTTTAACGCCTGCTATGTGATTTTGAATTACAACTAAAACATTTGTGTTTGCTGAAGCAACGTCTGAGTTATCAGGGTCTTGACTAATGTCAATTGCTTTTAGCGGCAAACTTGTTGCAGTTGCGCCTGTTGTTACGTCTAACTCTGCTCCTGAGATACCAGTATAGGTACTTCCTGAGTTTGTATAGACGATATCGAAGTTACCAAACAAGTCAGCCACTGGGAAAGTGTCGTCTGCTTGGACTTCAAAGACCGTATTAGGGTCGTCATGTATAAAAGCAATTATGTCTGAAGCGTTAGTGCTTGCAGGGTAATAATTACTAAATACTTGCTCTGATGTTGTTGGGTCTGTGTACATACAACCGTTGAATACGCCAACTATAGGAACTGTTCCACCATCTGCGTGGATTTCAACACTACCACCAGTAACTTGCATTACTAGGTCGCCTTGAAAAATACTTGTTCCGTAGTTTGCTGCTATTCTATAACGGCTTTGTCCGCCTGAATAGGGTGAGCCACCCATCATTCTTACAGGCTTTAGACCAAATGAAGCGTCTTTATTCGCCATAATTTATCCTACCTTTTTTTTCCAAATGATACATTAGATTTTCTATTAGAATCATATTTAACGTACCTGTTATTTCCTTGAACTTCATTGAACATTGTATTATCCAAAGCTTCGTTCTGTTGAACATTTTTTTGTTTATAATGCTCGTTCCTTTCTTTAACAGTTTCGTTAGGTATTTTTGCTAATATCAAACCACCTACTGATATGACTCCTGCGTGTCTACCATGCTCTATTGTAGGTAAAGGAAAGTCTGGTATTTCGTCTTGTCTGACAAACTCCCATCCTTCTCTCATTCTAGCAGAAACATTGTTTCTGTCTTCTACGCCTACATACTCTGACCTAATCCATCGGTATTGATATCCCTCAGGAGCAGGCGGAGTTTCAAGCATCCTCGCAGGCTGCCATGGTTTTCTTCTAGCGTTTTTATCGTGTTGCTCGTCATCACGAGATTGGCGTGTTGTATTTTCAATTGCATCTATGTCCATTATTTTGCTCCTTCAAGTTTAATCATTTCTTTACCTACTCTTTTCAGCCACTCTTCTTGTGACATTCCGTAAGGTTTCAAATTGCTCTTTACGGAAGCATGGTTAGAATTAATTTTAATACCGCTTTTCTTCCCTTGTGTTCCTTGGCGACTTCCGGAGGAAGCAGAAGCAACTCTTTGCACAGTTGAGTTGGTATCTTTTGATACGCCTTCAGGTTTTTTCCTTAATTCAGGATAAACCTTTGTAAGTCTTTTGTCTAATTCTTCGTAATATTCATTATCATGACCGTCAAAACCTTCGTTTATTAAGTCCTCATGAATACCCATAGCAGTGTATGTTTTGACTCTATCCTGTTGGAACCAGTCATTTTCTTTTTGCCATTCAACTGCTTTAGAATCAGGCTTAGGTTTATCATACACTTGTTGTGGCACATTTTGTACACTTTGCGGCACATTTTTAAAACTCTGTTCTTCTTGGCTTTGTAGTTGTACTTTAGCCAATCTAACTCTTTCTTCTTCTAAAGAAACCTTGTTTAAAAGCTCAACACTTTTTACCTCTAAGTCAGGGTCGTTGGTTTCTCTTGCTTTTCTGTATAAATCTTCTGCTTGTTGCCTTTGAGATTTAACACGATTCTCATATTCCTCAGTGTAACTTTTGTCTAAAACATTAGCTCTGCTTTTAACTGAGTTATATTCGCTTGAAAGCTGCGTGTACTTTGATTCATATTCAGCAGCTTTTTGTTCTGCTATACGAATTTTATCATTCAGCTTGTTTATTCTTTTTGATACACCTTTAGTGTACTTATCAAGTTCATCGTCTCCGCCTGAGTCGGTTTCGTTTACAGGTTCTTCATTAATAGGTGTATCTTCTACATCTACAACAATATCTTCTGCTTCCACTTGATTTTCATTATTAATTTCGTTCATATATATTCTCCTTATACTGAAACAATGTCATCAGGGTCTAAAATAGTGGCTATGACTTCATCATCATTTAAAATTCTGACTTCGCTTTCATCAGCCAACCTAAACCTAGAACCCGCATATCTACCTATTAATATCCACTGTCCTTTTTCACACCAAGGCTTTGCAAACCTTTTTGTGTCTTTATAACAATCAGGACCCATGGCTACTACATAGGCAACAACAGTTGCTAGGGTTTCTCTATCAATGGTTTCCTTTACCAACTGGATTCCACCTTCTGATACTCCTTTACCTTTATAAGGTAGTACCAACATGCGCCAACCGGTAGGCTGAGGCATCCTTTCAAGAATACTTTTATCTAATAAACTGGGGTCTAAAACTCTGTTGTCCTCTTCAACAAAAGCTTTGTCTAAGTTAATAGTTTCCTCTTCTATCTCATTATCAACTTTTTTCTCTGCTTCACTATTCATTAAAATCTCCTTTTTCATGTAAGTGTTCTTTTATCTTATCATGAATATAGGATAATGCAGATATTTCACCCATTAAAAATTGATATTTTTCCATATCTTTAATGCCACCTGACATCAAGATATCTTTAATTTGCTCCTCTCTTTGATTTAAGTCTTTACGGAGAGCATGAATAAAATCATACCTATCCATATTTTAAAATATGCCGTTAAACTTATTGCCTCGTAAAGCAGCTCCTTTACCTCTGCTTACTCCTTTGCCATAACCCGGTTTATGTGCTTTATCCACTTTTACCTTTTTTGGTTGCGACAAGGCAATGCTTCCCTGACCTTTTATTGTGATGGAAGTTTTTGCTTTCATAGTTACTCCTTATTTGGTTTTCTTTTTAGTAGTTTTTTTTGCTACTGTTTTTTTCTTTGCTGTTGTTTTTTTCTTTGCAACAGTCTTTTTAGCTTTTTTCTTTGGTGCTTCACCACTTTCCCATGCCTCATTAACATCAGGAGTAGATAAGTCGTCTGCTATATAATGACCCTTATCATCTCTAGCTCTTTTAGCATCTTCTACTTTTGGTGCTTCTGCTGCTTTTATTTCAGCTTTTTTTTGTTTTATTTGTGCTACTATTTTTTCGTTAATTGAACTTGTCATTTATTCATCCTCGCTTGTAAGTCTATTAGTTTTAACTCAGCTTGTTGCTGTAGTCTTTGTTTGGCAATGTCGTTTTTCTCATTTCCAATTAAAGCTTGTTGGTCAGCTTTTTGTTGTTGTAATTGAAGCTCGGTACCGCTTTCCATAGCATCTTGTTGTTCTTTAGCCATAAACTGTTGGTTTTTCATTTCAATCTCTTTATCACGCAATCCTAACTCTTGTTGTCTTATTGCCACAAGTGGGTCGTCTTGCTGTGGCGGCTGTACTGAAGTTAAAAATTCATTTGATAATTGTGCAAGTATTGGAGAGCTTAACCCTTCAATAATACCTTGTATTTGTTGCTGCATGCCTGCCTGTGTTTGTGGGTCTGCCTGTTGCGCTTGTTGCATCATGCCCTGAATTTGTTGTTGTGTTTCAGGTGGCATTTGCTGTTCAGCCATTTGGTTAGCCATAAACTGTAAATGCTGCATAACATGAGCAATAATCACAGATTGCAGTTGTGGGTTCATCATGACAGCTTGTGTCAAAAACAATGTCTTATGCGCCTCTACATGCGCTTCATGATTCTGTTCAGGAAAAGCTTGTTGTGGTATTCCTTGTAATAATCCACTGTTTTCTATACCTGCATCAACAGGCTTTGGTGTGTTGTCAGCAGGCGGCATAAGCAATGTTTCTATATTATCTACGCCTAATGCTGCATACATTCTTCTGTAAGCCTCGTATATGCCTTGCGGTCCATGTAGTTCCGGGTTTGATTGCACCATTGTTAATAACTCTTGAGCCATAATAACTCTTTGGCTCATAGAGAAAATGTTAGGGTCTGATACCGGTATTACGTCTACTCTATTATCAAAATCTTGTACTTTAACTTCCTTAGAGCCACTCCCTGTTTCGTATGGATATACCGGTGGTAAATATTCTTGGAATATTCTAGCTAAAATTTTAAATTCATTTTTTTGTGCATAGTGCAGTCTTTTGTGTATAGCACTCATTACTTTGGTGCCTTTTTCTAAAAGCGCTACTGTTGTGCCTACAGGCATTGCTGCATTACT